ACACTGACATCAAAGGCAAATGCCACACTAATTAGATACAAGACAAGAGGTTACTATGTCAGAGATTATAGGTGATAAAGCTTGCCCTAAATGTAGAGAAAAAGGTAGAGATAAAACAGGGAACCACCTCATTCTCTTTAAAGATGGTGGTTCTTATTGCTCAAGATGCCAGTACACAGAGAATGAAGGTACTTTCTCTGAGCCTAATGCCAACTTCGGTTTAACACCTACAAAAGAAGAGTGTATTTCTCTAGTAAAGAAGACCAAAGAAGATACTACTTTTAAAGGACTGAAAGATAGAGGTCTAAGACAAGAAACACTAAAGCACTTTGGTATAAAGGTAAGTCTTTCAGAAAGTGACGGTGAGAGTATTACCGCTGTATACTTCCCTACGTTTAAAGAAGGAGAACACTTAGGTTATAAGGTTAGATACCCTAATAAAAATTTCGGTACCATCGGTGACAGAAAGAACAGTGATTTTGTTGGTGCCGATGTTTGTCCTAAAAAGGGTAATAAGATTTTCATTACAGAAGGAGAGTATGATATGTGTGCTCTCTATCAAACAATTTATGATAACTGTAAGCCAGAGTGGAGACATAGCATAGCAGTCGTTTCCCTTCTAAATGGTGCAAAGTCAGTACAAAAAGAATTATTAAGAAACTCTGATTTACTTTCCAAGTTTAAAGATGTAGTCCTAGTTTTAGATAATGACGAAGAGGGTAAAAATGCTTCAGAGAAAGCAGTACAGATTATAGGTGTAGAGAAGGCAAAGGTTGTAACACTCCCTCTTAAAGACGCTAACAGTATGCTTTTGAAAGGTAGGGGTAAGGAGCTTTACTTTAACTGTATCACTGAGAATAGTGTACCGCGACCAGAAAAAGTTATCTCAGGTAACGAGATCTCAATGGAAGATTTAAGGGTACCACTTAAAAAAGGTCTTGAAACACCATACCCTATGTTAAATGAAAAACTTGGTGGGTTTAGGTACGGTGACGGTGGTGGTGAATTGACTGTTGTATGTGCTGGTTCGGGAATGGGTAAAACGACACTAGCAAGAGAAATAGTTTATGATTTCAATGCTAACCATAAACTTAAATTAGGCCATATCTTCTTAGAAGAACAGTTCCGAAAAACAGGCCAAGCTTATATTGCAATGGATAATAATGTACCTGTAGCCTCACTGAGAGCGGATCCAAATATTATCACAGAGTACAAATTTAAAAAGAGTTACGAAAAGTTGATTGCAAACAACAGAACTTCTTTTCTAACACACTTTGGTAGTTTGGCTAGTGATAATCTGTTAGGGTACCTAAAGTACCTCGGTATCCAAGAGGAAAATGACTTTATCGTTTTAGACCATATTAGCATGGTTGTTTCTGGACAAGAAAACAGTCATAACGGTGAGCGTAAAGACATTGATATTCTAATGACCAAGTTAGCTGCTTTCTGTGAAGATACGGGTGTCTCCGTAATAGCAATTGTACATTTAAAAAGACCACCTAAAGGTAGTTTTAATGAAGGTGGTCGTGTTAGTCTAAGCGATCTACGTGGTAGTGCTGCTATTGAGCAACTTTCACATAACATCATCTCTGTGGAAGGTGATCAACAAGGAGACAACCCTAATGAGCGTACTATCAGGGTGTTAAAAAACAGAGAGTGGGGTAAAGTAGGTAAGGCAGACTTATTACATTACAACACTACAACGGGTAGATTATTACCTTTAGAGTATCCACAAGAAACAGAAGAAGATGATAATAAATACTGAGGTGGATGATGAGAGAGTTTATAGCAGACCTCGAAGCCAATGGGCTTAATGAGTGGAAAAACGGAAACCCACCTGCTGATAAAATATGGTGCGGTGTTTTTACAGATAACTCTAATGGTGATACTTTCTCTTTTAGCCCAGACAACCTTGTAGGTATTGAACCACAGGAAGCTATTGAGAAATTTTTAGACACACAGGTAGATAAACTGGTAGGTCATAACTTTATTGCTTATGATATGGAGCTGTTAAAAAGGTTAAGCGGTTACGAGTTTAAAGGTGAGGTAGAGGATACTTACATTTTATCTCAGATCTCTTGTCCAGACAGAGTAGGTGGGCACGGTCTTGATAACTTTGGTAAGTTGTTAGGTATACCCAAACCTGTAAACGAGGATTGGAGTAAGTTCACGAAGCACATGTTACACCGTTGTAGAGAAGATGTAAAAATTAATAGAGAAGCACTAAAAAAAATAAGAGAGGAAATGGTTAATGATGTAAGAGATCCTAAACAGGATTGGGCTTTAAGTGTAAAGATTGAACATGCTTTCGCACAATGTATAGTAGACCAGACTAGGAAAGGTTTCCTTGTAGACAGAGTTCTTATGGAGGGTAACTTGGGTGTCCTCAGCAGGTACCTATCGAACATTGATCGTGTTACCTTGCCTAAACTTCCTTTAAGAACCATACCTGTTGGTACAAAGAAATCTGGTTTGAATGAGTATACTTTCGTTAAACCTTTCCTAAAGAATGGGTTAGAAAGTAAAGCACATTTAGATTGGATGGTTGAAAGTTTTGAAGGTAAAGATCCACGAGCACATGGCGCTTATACAAGGGTTACACAGTCACCTATTGATTTGGGTTCTGCTTCACAGTTTAAAACCTACCTCCTTTCACAAGGTTGGGTGCCAGATGAATGGAACGTAAGTAAGAAAACAGGTAAGACTACTAGTCCTAAACTGAGCGCGAATGATGCTTTCTTAGGTGTAGAGGGTAAACTAGGAAAGATTGTCTCAAAGAGATTGAAGTATTCTCACAGACAAAGTAACATAAAAGGTCTTATGAAACTCATACGGCCAGACGGAAGAATCTCTGCCGGTATAGCAGGTTTATGTCCTACAGCCAGATTGAAACATAGAGGCGTAGTCAATATCCCAAGTGTGGATGCTCTCTTTGGTAAAAAGATGAGAGCAATGTTTACCGCACCAGAAGGTTACTCTATCGTTGGTTGTGATGCCAGTAGTTGTCAACTTAGGATGCTTTGTCACTACATGGGTGATGAAGAATACACTAAAGTTGTGTTGTATGGTAAAGAGTCAGAAGGAACGGACGTACACAGCGTCAACATGCGTATAGCGGGTTTAAAGACAAGAGGTGAGGCAAAGACACTGATCTATGCTATTCTCTTTGGAGCGGGAGATAGGAATCTTGCAGCGCAGTTGAAATGTAGTGTCAAACAGGCAAGAGCTATGCGTAAGAACTTTATTTCTAAACTACCTAAACTTGCTGCATTGCTTAATGGTTTAAAAACTAAGTGGAAGAAATACGGTTACATTAGAGGTATCGACGGTCGTAAGATTTTTGTAAGAAGTGAGCACATGTTGTTGGTTTATCTCTTACAAAGTGCAGAAGCCGTTATGATGAAGGTAGCCACACTGTTTGCAGTTAAATACTGTAAAGGTTATGATGCCAGTATGGTAGCTCACATCCACGATGAGTACCAATTTGAGGTGTTTGATAAAGATGTTGAAAAAGTAAGTGAACTTTTAGAGAAATCTATTGTCAAAGCTGGTGAATATCTTAAATTGGGACTCCCTATGGGTGGTGTAGCCAAGAGCGGTAAAACGTGGAAAGATACGCATTAAAGAGGGTATTGAAATGGGTAGAGTAAAAGATGAACTTTTCGATGAAAGTAGTGTCGAAGATATTAACGAACCTTTTATTGATACGGATGAAGAAGAAACGGACGGTAAAGGTAATTTAATGCAGACGGCAGCACCATTAACAATAGGAGGTGAAAAGTACGAAGTGTTTGCCAAAGAAGAAATAGAGTGTCCTGAGTGTGGTAAGATGTGGGGTTTTGATTGTGTGATAACAGAAAGTGGTGTTGTTTCTGTAATTGAAGGTGAACATGACTGTAAATTAGCTGGGAGAACAAAATGGGTATAGTAGTAGAGAAAGCAAAAGGCACCGGTTCTAACACCGAGCGTAAAATTGCAAAAAAAGGACCACGACCTGCAATTATCACAGGTATCGTAGATTTAGGTGTTCAACCACAAAGTTATGAAGGTGTTGAAAACAAACCTTGTCGAGAGTTTGTTCCTATCCTAACACTGGTTAGTGATAAGAACAGTGACGAGGAAGGTAACGAATATAACATTGTTACAGCTCCTTGGCCTATCACCATTAAGTTGAGTCCTAAAGCCAATTACATTAAGTTTTGTAAAGCTGTGGATCCTAATGGTGAAGTGGTACCTGACGGTATAGGTGATATTGAGCAACTTATTGGCCGTAAGGTTTTCGCTGTAATGAAGCACACAAAGCCTAATGAAGAAGGTGTTGTCTATGCTAATTGCGCTGGTATCCAAGAACTACCTGAAGATTACCCTGTACCTGATGTGGAGTATGAGAGTGTAGTTTTTGATACACAAAACCCTGACAAGGCGGTGTTTGATAAACTCTGGGAACGTCACCAGAAGCGTATTAAAGGTGGTGTGAATTATATTGGATCTAATCTTGAAGCAGTCTGTGAGGGTGGTACTGAACCTAATACACCTGCACCTTCATCTAATCAGCAAGATTCACGAGATGATTTTGATGATGATATTCCTTTTTAAAAAGGGGGTTTTATGTTTAGAACAAATGATGTAGAGAAAGAGTTTCGCAGTGACATAAAATACTTCGCTAAGAAACTATTTAAATATCGCGAAGAGAGAAGCCCCCTTGAGGGGCAAGTCTCAGAACTTTTAAGAGAATCAGTCACAAACTTTCTTGAGTTTTTAAAGGATGTAAAAGATGTTAAATCTTGATAGAGAAAAACTTATACACATGAATAAGAATTACCAAGTAGTTTTTATTCCTATACTAGACAGATTAGATCTTGAGAAAGGATATGAAGGTAACTTTGAAGTTCGTAACCGTGTCTACGATACAGTTGAATACTATTCACCTAACCTGCCTGAAGCTCTAGTTTATGCAGAAAGTCTTAACAATATTTTGGTTGAAAAGACTTACTTAACTTCAAACCATGCTTTTGGTTCTTCAGAAACAACAGGTGAAGAAGTACATTAAGGATAACTTATGTTAGGTTTATTAGATGCAGACATTTTACCCTATGAATTTGGAGCTGCTAAAGCAGAGAACGGGGATGATCTACCGTTAAACCTCGTACTTTCTAGGGTACACCATCGTATTGAGATGATCCAAGAAAGAAGTGGAGTAGATAAGATGGATTTTTACTTGACTTCTTCTGATAAATCTAACTTTAGGTTCAAGGTTGCAACGATCTTACCCTACAAGGGAACCAGACCTGTAGAAAAAAGTAAGCACTGGGCAGCAATACGCCATGAATTGAAAATGAATTACTTGGCCACTGAAATCTATGGTATGGAAGCCGACGATGCAGTGAGTATTGTTCAATACAACGGTATCAAGAATTTAAAAGAGGGTGAAGAACCTAACACAGCTATCTTATCAAGAGATAAGGATTTGAATATGGTAACTGGGTACCATTATGGATGGGAAGCTGGTAACTGTAAAGAGAAACCCCTTTGGTTGCAAGATAGAATAAGTGGTCTACGTTTGTTTTACAAACAATTGTTAACAGGTGATAAGGTAGATAACATCTTAGGGTTATTCGGTGTAGGTGCTAAGTCTACACTCCTTACAAAATTAAATGAGATGTCAACAGAGGAAGAGATGGCTTCTCATGTTTTCAAGTGTTATGTAGACCGTTTTGGTGCCCACGCACCTCAGTTTTTTATTGAGAATGCACGGTTACTTTGGATGCTGGAATATGAGGGTCAATTATGGCAACCCCCAATAGATTTACAAGCAAAGCTGCAAGAGCAGCGGGTTATTGCTCTGGATTAGAAATGACAGCAGCAGCACAGTTAGAGTCTCTTGGTAGAGATTTTGAGTTTGAAAGTGAAAACTGTGTTATGGAATATTACACAACAGTCCCTAAAGGGGGTTTAATAAACAAAGAAGGAGAGATAGTAGAGTTACAGAAAGGTTTCAAAGCTGTACAGTTAAGGGTTTATACTGCCGATTTTTTAATTTTCAAGAAAAATGGTGGTGTGATGTTAATAGAAACTAAAGGTTACTTCAAACCGAAGGATCGTAAGAAGCATCAGATCTTGAAGAAACTTTACCCTCAGATAGACCTAAGACTTATTTTTCAAAGTGATGGCAAAGTTTCACACAAAACAAGGTACTCGCAGTGGGCAGAAAAGCACGGTTACAAGTTTCATGTTATGAGTGCTGGTGATAAAAAAATAAATCAAGTGATACCATTAGATTGGTTGGAGGAATAAGATGTATGTTCTAACAAATAGTGAGGTAATCTTCTTAAAAGATACTATACAAGAGGTGTTAGAAACCAAAGTAGTCGCACCGGATTTAGAAGATGCTTATATCATCTTAGAGAGTTTGCTTTCAAAAGGTGACGCAGGCAGAGTAACAGTCGAAGAAGGTTTGGAGGCAATAGAGCGTGAGCGTTAATATTGCAACAATTAAAGAGGGTATTGAGGTGGAACTTATTTCTGAGTTCCTTGAGGAATTTAATCTTTTCAAAAGAAAAGTGAGTAGTGAATACACCGCCTACCTTAATAAAGCTGTTAATGATATTGTAATAAAAATTTACACAAGAAAAGTACCTGAACACGAAGCAATGGCTGAAGTGTTAAAACTTCTTAAAGATAAAGAACTGACTTCTGAAGACGAAATGAAAGCTATGGAGTGTATATGGAAAAGGGCAGAATCATTACAAGTGACCACTTAGTAATACCGGACTCACATGCACAACCGGACGTAAGTAATGAGCGTTTTGATTGGTTGGGAGAATACATTGTTGAGCACCAACCTCAGATCATTATTGATATAGGTGACAGTGCGGATATGGCCAGTCTTTGTAGTTACGATAAAGGTAACGTGAGGGCAGAAGGCAGACGCTACAAGGACGACATTCAGGCTTACCATGACGCAATGGATCGTCTAAAAAAGCCACTGAATAAGTATAACAACAGTTTTGTTAAATGCAGAGGTAATCATGAACAAAGAATTCAAAGAGCTGCTACAGAGTCTCCTTCTCTTTACGGTTACTTGAGTTTCGATGATCTAAAGGAGGCCGAATATGGCTTTGAAGTTTACGACTTTCTCAAACCTGCTCTTATTGACGGTATTGCTTATCAGCATTATTTCACCAGCGGTGTCATGGGCAGACCGATCAGCGGAGTCAATCATGCGCGAACGCTCATCAATAAAAAAAGTATGTCTTGTGTATGTGGCCACTCCCATATGCGTGACTTCGCAGAAGATATTGATGCAGTCGGACGAAGGATGTTCGGACTCGCTGTCGGATGCTATTTCGAGCACGATGAATCTTATACAACAGAAAATGACCGCTTCTGGCGTGGACTCGTACATCTTAAAGAAGTGTACAGAGGTGAAGCCGAGCCAAGTTTTATAAG